CAAGAAAAAGTACTAGTACTTGGTGTGACATTATTTTTCTTATCTAAGGATAATTTGAAACCAGTAAATGTCCCTATGGAATTACAATTACTGCTACATGGCATTAATGCAACAGGGCAAGGATCTTGCGATACAATTGGCTTACTCCAGCCAAAAACATCGCATATCTCAGCACCTATCCTTAACGCTTGTTCAGCTGGTAATACTGTTTCACATATAACAGGGATTAAGCTAAGCTTATGTAACTTGTTTGCCACATTTGTGGCAACTTTTGATATTGGGCCTTTAGGGTCTCCATTTTCTACGTTACCACTTTGAGGGGAGATCAAATTCATATCCACATTAGTAGGACCAGCCACCTTTACATTTTCGAACCATGCAGTAATAGTAACAGTCAGAACACTAGTAGCTAATATGTTGGCATTACTCATTCTAAGAGTGTTAATGCTTCTAAAAATTACCTCTCCCATTCCTTGATAAGGATCAGTCAAATCTAAGTAGGAGTCGTGATAAGTGAAAGGTAATATCATTTCTCCACCCTTTGACGTACAAGGATCGATAATTATATGAGGCAATTGACTCATAGAACATAACGTGCCAGCAACACCAAAGTTGTAATCACCCAATTGATCCATTCCTTGCATAGGTCTAAAAGAGGCCATTATAAGCCCATAATAAAAACTATTACCATTTATCATAATTTTCATATGAACGTTACCTGAAAATAACTTAACATTCGTCAACCTATTACTTATTCGAGGATTGGACAACAATTGTGCCCAAGGATCTATACTATAATAAGTGCTAGTAGTACCAACATTGAAGGTTCCAATTACGACAGGCCTAGCCAGAAAATCAGAAATTGACAAATCATTATCTTGAATGTGCGTATAATGGTCATTTGATATATCTAAAATCTCATCAGTTTTTAATTGAGAGAACTTGACTAGTAATTCCTTTTCATTTACTATCTGTGAAGAATGTTCAATAATATGTTGCGATACATCCAATACGTCGCCGCAACCACGACTATATTGACTGACAAATTTAAAGGTGTTGTCAGGATCACCTATATTTTTATAATTTTTGTTTGTAACTGAAATACAGTCATTTTTGTTTTGACACTGCAAATCATGACCAAAGCCTAATATGTAAGTAGCGTCATGCCTAAACATATCGGTAACCAATTGATCACAACAGTGCTCCTCCAATTTATTTATGTGTCTGAGAAACATAGACACAACAGTACTAACAAAGGAGGGTGATTTAGAATTATTAAATTCACCTCTCCATGCAAGTAATTGGTCATCAAATGTTTTATTTAACAGAAAACAATGATGGTCAATACCATGCTTGCGGGCTATGTTAGTTATTTTAGCCCTAAACGTCTCATATGCATTTCTACCATGAAACTTCATTTCTAGGAGTGCTGTATCCACATTGACAGCAGTAACTGCATCCACTGACATTACAGATTGTTTTACATAACATAAACTCTTATATATACTCGTCAAGCTCAACGGGGCCACAACTAATTCAAATTCATAGTCATATTTAAACTTACGTTTTAAAAAATCTACGTCAGTTAGCTTCATAAACTTAACTGATCTACCATCCTTATGACAATTAGTTGCCTTTATATTAAACTTACCGAGTGTTGATATATATTATCAACATTAAATTTTTTTGTAATGTTTGATACTTGGCCAACAGAATCATCACCAAATGTGGCTAATGAAACATATTCTCTGAATCCTCTAGACAAAATATTTTGCCTGTCTTTGAATATGTCATAAAATGCGCATCTCATATAAATACTATTGACTATACTTCCTAGCATAGACGTCAAATTAATTCCAGATGTGATAATACCAGGTATTTGCACCAAATCCCCATTTAAGTTTATAACGTTATATAGCAATACTCTCTTTAACACACGAACCATTGTAATATCATCAACGGAATAACCGCACCTTATAAGGATTCTAATCAATATATCAAATACCCTATCAAATATTACGTCATTACAAGACAAATCAAAAGCCGAGAAATCCAATGCTATCCATCTACCATTTTTGAACTTATTTAATCGCTTAAATAGCTTATCCCATCTAGTGCAATGGGGATTAATCCCCACCGCACATTCACTCGCTTCACATTGTGTGTATATTAACCTAGACAACGTCAGTGTTAGCTTTCGACACAACATTTGCAATATTATTCCTGGGTTAAAAATGGTCCTCTGCTTTAAACCTGATGAAACCTTTGTTGGTTCAACCTTGGGAAAGGCGTCAGTCAAATGCCAAGTTCTGATTCCTTGCTTCCATTTTTGTTCGTGGACATAATACTCATCCCAAACAAACTTGTGCAATATCC